GAGTGTCAGTGTAAGAGTTTTACTTGTATTGATTTTGACATCATCCATAATATTCAATTGTACCAGAAATTAGGTTTTAGGCATTAAAAGGTCTGCATTGCAACAGAAACTTCAAGATTATTTAAGTCCTCATCAACTTGAGCAATACTAAATACGCCACTCACATCAAAAGAAATAACTGCATTAGCGGAGTTTTTATAAAAAATTAAACCATCTGCGTAATTGATAGCCAGCTCTCCATACTGAAGAGAGTTTGCAGCAGGTACAGCATTTGCAGTTGCGGAGCTTTTAATTTTTATAATATTAGCCATACAGCTCCTTTAGAAAGTGCCGCCATCGACAGTAACATTATCCAAGTTTGTTCCACTTAGCACCGCTGTGTTATTAATCTTAAACACTTTGCCCGAAGCCAAGTCAAAATTCTCAGAGGATGTCCAGCAATCTGTTGCATCAACCCAATTGAGAGTTTTATCTGTTGTGCCCTTGATTGTAAAGCCAGCACCATCTGCTGTTACATCAGTTGGTGTAGCAACATTTGCTAAAACGATATTTTTATCTTCAACTGTAAGCGTTGCTGTGTTCAGTGTTGTAGTGTTCCCGCTAACTACAAGATCACCAGTCACAGTAAGATTGTTTGAAATTGTAACATTAGCTGGGAGGCTTAGTGTTACTGCACCCACACCAGAGTTGGAAACCGTGATCTCATTTGCTGTTCCTGTCAACCCAGTAACAAGGTTTGTAGCCCTATCGCTAACTTGAGAAGCGGTGATTGAAATGGCTGTGTTTGAAGCAGCAGTTAATCTACCTTGTGCGTCAACCGTAAATGTTGCAACAGTACCTGCTGCGCCATAACTTGCGGGTGTAACGGCTGTGTTGTCAAGATTAATTGTAACCGTATCTGTTGCCGCAGCAACGGATGTCAAACCAGTTCCACCAGCGACTGTTAGCGTATCTACGCCAGTCGTGATTGTAACAGTGCCAGTATCACCGGCAGCAGTGAAAGTTGTAGATACACCAGAAATTGCATTGTCTACATATACTTTTGTTGCAGCGTGTGTGTTTGTAGTTGGAGTAGGTACAATAACAACGCCAGAGAATGTTTTGTCACCAGTGATGGTTTGAGCACCGCTTAGTGTGGCGAATGCGCCAGATCCACCAATCGCAAGAACTGTTGTAGCCGTGCCTCCAGCTCCGCCTGTGCCTTCACCATAATAAAGAACATCATCAACTTCGTTGAATGCCAATTCTGCATTCTCTAAACTCGCTGGTGCTCCTGCTGCACCACCAGCTGCTCTGCGTTTAATTCTAATCTTATTAGCCATTAATAACTTCCTCCGTCAACCAGCAAATCTGCTGCGCTGTGTGCATGGTCAGCTCTAGCCGCCACATTACTTACCCCAACAGTTGCCGATCTTGCGACATCGGCTGGGGCTGTATTACTTAAACTCAAACTTGCTAGATTAATTGTACCACTGCTTTGTGTTAAAACAGTAGTTGAGGTTATTACAGAGACATTTGATGCTTGAGCAGTGTTTACTTGTAAAGTTGTAATATCAGCCATTATCTAGTCACCTGCCCAGTAACTACAGCACTTCCTGTTAATATGGTGGTTACTACAGCTCCATTGAGTTCTTGAAAATCATAAACATAAATGCCTGCTCTTAAGTTAGCAGTTGTTGCTGGAAGTATACTAAACACCACAACCCCATTGGCACCGTCTGTAATCTCAGTAGAAAAAGTTGCATCAATAGTATCAGATGTTCTTCTTCTCCTAATCTGACCAGAATATGTTCTTGAGGTGATATTAATAACAGCATTAGCGCTGTTTTTTAGCGTTAACTGGTGGACGTAATTATCGCCCTGATAAATTTCAATATTTCTTTCTGCGGGCATAATATCTCCTATAAGATATTACCAAGAATTGATTAACTCAGCAATGCTTCCCATGTAAGAAGATCAACATCACCAGAGGGATCAATACCCCGACTTAATTGGAACGCCTTTACAGCGGCTTGCGTTTTCAAGCCAAAGTCCCCGTCTGGTTTACTCTGGAAACCGTGTTTTGTCAGAAGGGATTGCGCCTCCTTAACGGCTCTTCCATTATAGTCTTTTACAAGAATTGGTTTTGTTTGCGCTTGCTGTTTTGCATTCGGATTTGGTGCGACGACTGCAGATGGAACAGATACTCCACCATTTGCATTAATATAATCAACAACGGCTGGAGGTGGATTATCACCCTCCGTATACCGCAAATGCCATGGCTCTTCTGGCACAACTTCCCAGCTAAATCCGAATTTGCGAACATTAGCAATCAACCATTCCAAACGCTTAGGCTCAGAGGCCGTATGAATATCTACAGCCAAACCGCTATTATGCTGTGATGTGCCAGGTGCAGCAAGGCTGGCCAGGCTTGGTGATTTCTTGTACCATTTAATTCCTTCAAAAGTTCTTGTGCTTGCACCGGCAATTGGTTCTTTCTGATATCTCTGCCTAAACGCCATCAATTGAGATTCATATGAGCGATATGTATCCCCGGACGAAGTTGGCTTTAATTCAATACCATCAATTTTTGCAGCTTCAACCATTGCATCCCAAGCAGAAGCCGCTCTCCAATGTAGCTTGCCTCCGCCCTTAACGGGCTTCAATAACTTTTCTGGCAATTTGCCGGGGGCGACTCCTTCAAGATCCGCTGGCTTTCTCACTGGAGCAATGATGTTCCATTTAACGCTCATTTAAAATTCCTCTTCATTTTCTTTGCTCCTTCTTTTATCAACTTTGTTAAAGACTTGATTGATTTCATTAATACTTAGTTTACCGTCATCAAGGAATGCACGTGACAATCCTTCAACAACAGTAGCAACACCAGCGATCCCCGCCATAAAAACCGCCTTCCAGATGGGAACGCCAGCAATTGTACCTGCTCCAACAACTCCTAGTCCTGAAGCCGCGAAAGTCGCTAATATACGAAGGCATATATTTTTGACTTGATCCATGGATTATGCTTTCTTTTTTACTGCCGGCTTTTCAACGGCAGGCTTCTTCGCTAGGAACGAAGCAATTTTTGGATCGCCAATTCTTGTTGATAGCCATGCAAGAGCATAAGCAATCGCTGGTGTAGCAACCGCAATAACCTCTGCATCCAGATTCTGTTTTGAAGCCAGATACACCCAAACTCCGAGTGCACCACCTTTTACTGCTTGATCTAAGTTTTGTGACTTAGTAGACATGAATCACCTCCTTGCCCCAATGGGCATAAAACAATTATACACCATTGATTACTCTGTGTCATTTTTTAAAATTTCACTTAGATAATGAACAAATAAAGCAACAAGTGTTGAAATCCCAGCAAGTTTTTGAGTTGAACCAGACAGGGTAATGTAAACAACAAAGCTACCAGCCAATGTAAAGGCTAGTCCAGCAGTTATATCCCATATTTTTTTACTAAAACCAAACCAGTTAAATTTTTTCATTTCTTTTCCCTCCTTTATATAATACTTGTAAATGGTATTACGTGCATAACTTGTATTATCATCCCCTTCTGGACCCGCAATTTCGCCCGAAGGCTCTCCAGACTCTTCTTCTTTACGGGAACGACCTTCTGGGCTAGAACCACCATTAGAAGAGCCCCCTGAGCCTCCTGATGAGCCTCCTGAGCCTCCTGATGAGCCCTGTGGTGCCCCGGTGCCACCTGCCGCGGCAGCGGTTGCTATAGTAGCAACAGCCGCAGTCGCAGCAAGAACAGTTCTTCTATCGCCTACATCAATGCTTGAGCCTAAAGCCACATAGTTGTCAAACACACCATCAAAGACATTTATTTCTTCTTCAAATGATTCCTTGACTTCGGCTGGTGCTTCAGCGAGTGCTTCGGAAATTTCAGCACCCGCTTCTTGCGAGACCTCGGCAACAACAATTGCGGCAAACACTTCTGTCGCTTGGGTACCGTCAATGCTTTCAAGCACCTTGGAGCTCGTTGCCAGCTCCGTTGCTTGGTCACTAGGAATACCACCTTCCTGTTCAATTACCAATGTCACAACTTGTCCAACTTGCTCGCTCGTAATCGTTTCTGATTCAAGGACATCAACAATTACGCCAAGCGATTCTTCGTTCAGTTCATTACCCAAGACGGCGGTAAAAGTTTCAATCAAAACCTCAGTGCTTACTTCTTCGTCAAAGACTGCATCAAGCGCGGCGCCCAAATTATCTGCGGTAAGACCGTCTTCCAATACATCAACGATAAGGTCAATGGTTTCTGCATCGGAAAGGTCATCGTCAAACACGCTGTCAAAGATTGCTTCTGTTTCTGCTTGGCTGAGATTTGTTTCAAGCAAGTCGTCAAGTACGGTCATGGTGTCTGCAACCTC